AGACCTAAAGGAGCAAAGAACAGAAGCACAATAGCAAAATATTGGTTAGAAGTTAATCAAAAGCTAAAGAACCCTTTAACAGGTGCTGAAGAAACAATGAGCCAAGAAGATTTAATGACTTTGGCTTTAATTAAAAAAGCACGTGAGGGAGATGTGGCTGCATACAAAGCATTAATGGATAGCGGTTACGGTGCGCCATTACAACAAATAGAACAAACGATTTTAGAACAACCATTGTTCCCAGATGTTCAAGAGAACGACAGCAACGAATAAGGTACTGGCTTTAAAAAGACGAACTAAAATAATACAAGGAGGCACGGCGGCTTCGAAAACGTATTCTATTTTAGCGGTCTTAATAAACAAAGCAATACAAAAACCTAACTTAGAAATAAGCGTAGTTGCTGAATCAATACCTCACTTGCGTAGAGGAGCGTTAAAAGACTTTCTTAAAATACTTAAATGGACTAATCGATTTAACGATGAACAGTTCAACAAATCTTTATTAACTTATAACTTTAAAAATGGAAGTGTTTTTGAGTTTTTTTCTGCGGATGATAGTAGTAAGTTACGTGGTGCTCGCCGTGATATTCTATATATTAACGAGTGCAATAATGTTACCTTTGAATCTTATAATGAACTTGCTATACGGACTAAAAAAGAAGTATTTTTAGACTTCAACCCGGCAAATGAGTTTTGGGTGCATACCGAACTAAAAGACGAACCCGATGCTGACTTTATAATTCTTACCTACAAGGACAACGAAGCCTTAGATAACTCTATAGTCGAACAAATAGAAAAGAATCGCGAGAAAGCCTCTACAAGCACGTATTGGGCTAATTGGTGGCGTGTATATGGTTTAGGTGAAATAGGAATGTTAGAAGGCGTTATATTCAGCAACTGGAAGCAAATAGATAAAGTTCCAAGTGATGCGCGATTAATAGGAATAGGATTAGACTTTGGTTACACGAACGACCCAACGGCAGCAGTTGAAGTTTATACATGGAATGGACAAAGAATACTTAATGAACTTGTTTACCGTACAGGAATGATAAACAGCGACATAGCTAAAATACTTCCTGATAACGTTCCGATATATGCGGATAGCTCAGAGCCTAAGTCAATAGAAGAAATAAGACGCTACGGAAAGACGATTAAAGGAGTTACAAAAGGCAAAGACTCAATTAACTTCGGTATTCAGATAATGCAAAGCCAAGAATATTTAGTAACGTCAAATAGCACTAACCTAATCAAAGAACTACGTGGCTACATTTGGGACACTGATAAAACAGGCGTTCGTCTTAATAAGCCTATTGATTTCAATAACCACTCAATAGACGCAGCACGTTATCATGAAATGGAAGTTTTAGGTGTTAATCCTCATTATGGTCAGTATTTTATTCATTAATTCACACAAATGACAGATGACCTACCGATGATGGTGCGCATAGTTGAGAAATATATCCAAGAAAAGAAAGGTATTAGGGTTCGGATAGTGTTTGACGACCCTATGAAAATACGAATGCATACTCAAATGTTAGCAAAAGCGTTTGATATTGCCTTAGCTTACTACAATTACCAAATATAAAGTTAAATAATTATGACAACGGAAATAGTAATTCCTACAAGTTTAAGTGAAATTCCATTAATGAGCTATCAAAAGTTTATAAAACTTGTTGAAGGTTCAAATGACGAAGAACTAATAGCACAAAAGTCTATTGAGATTTTCTGCGGTTTAAATATGCGTGACGTATTAAAGATTAAATGGAGTGATGTTGTTGGGTTAGCGAACCATTTTAATCAGTTATTCCAGCAAAAGACGGAGTTCAAAACAACGTTTAAAATTAAAGACATTGAATTCGGTTTCATTCCTAACTTAGAAGATATGAGCTTCGGTGAATATGTAGACTTAGACCATAATATCGGCAAGGTTGAAACATTCCATAAAGCAATGGCGGTTTTATACAGACCGATAACCAAAAAAACGAAAGACACTTACAGCATAATGGGTTACTCAGGAACGGATGAATTTGCCGAACTAATGAAATATGCTCCGTTAGATATTGCAATGGCTGCTTCGGTTTTTTTTTATCATTTAGGAAACGACTTAGTTCAAGCTTCGCTTACCTCTTTGGAGCAGGAGATGATGAAGAACAAGGAGCTACAAACGACTATTCAGAACGGGCTCAGTTCAACAAGCAATGGGGATGGTATAATTCAATCTATGCACTCGCTAAAGGAGATGTTACAAAGTTTGATGAAGTTACCAAATTGGGAATTCGCAAGTGCCTTACCTACCTTACTTACGAAAGACAAAGAACTGAAATAGAGAATAACGAATTAAAAAGAAAAATGAGACATGGGTAATTACTATAATTTACTTGACACTTTAAAAGGACACTTCGACAACGATGCTTTTATAAACACGGTTACTGAAGGCGACATATTTGCAGTTGATTTATCTAAACAAACAATTTTTCCTTTAGCTCATATAATTGTAAACAACAGCACAATCGAAAATAATGTAATTCGTTTTAACGTATCTATTTTATGTATGGATATAGTTGACATTTCAAAGAACGAAAACACGAATATATTTATTGGAGATAATAACGAACAAGACGTTTTAAATACAATGTTTGCAGTTCAAAATAGACTTTACGAAAGTTTAAGACGTGGAGACTTATTCAGTGACAATTTTATGGTAGATGGCAACGCAACAGTAGAACCATTTGCAGAACGCTTTGAAAACTATTTAGCAGGTTGGACAATGACCTTAGATATTTTAGTTCCTAACTCAATGACAATTTGCTAATGAGTGAAGTTCTAAAAGCTTTAGAGAAATTCAGAGATGAGGTTGTTAAGGAAGCAAAAGCAGAACTTAAACGCCAAAATAAAAACTCGTCCGGTAAATTAGCCGAATCAATACAAGGTGAAGTTAAAGAATTCCCTAACTCAATAGGTATTTATTTTGACATGGAAGCCTACGGGAACTTTCAGGATAAAGGGGTTTCTGGTAAGTTTAAAAAATACAATACAGAATACAGCTATAAATCTAAAATGCCGCCTCCAAGTAAATTGGATAAGTGGATAGTTCGTAAAGGAATCGCACCGCGAAATGTAGCAGGTAAATTTCAGTCAAGAAAAGGATTACAATTTGCAATAGCTAAAAGCATATTTAAATACGGAATCAAACCTTCTTTATTCTTTACTAAGCCATTTGAGAAAGCATTTAAGAAACTTCCTGATGTCTTAATAGATAAATACGGATTAGACGCTGAAACGCTTTTAAATTCAATATTAAATCAAAACTTAAAAAATATAAAATGAGTATTTTTGCACGTTCACCTTTTATAGTAACAATAGCCGAAAGCGGTCAAGAAGGTTCAAAGGTAGAGTTAAGAATTTGGAATGGCACGGGTTCAGCTCCAACAGACCCTCAATATACACTTAGCAAATTAATTCCAGCTTCAAACAACGTAAACACGTATTATAATATTTCACCTTACATTCGTGAATACCTAAATTTTGATGAACGTCAAACTAACTGGAATAACAATACAACTACTCCGACTGCTCAATGGTGTAACGTACAAGTAAAACGTTATAAATTAGACGGCACAACTTACACTTTATTAGATACTACGACTTATAAAGCATTTGACGGATTCGGATATTATGAGCAAGGTTATAACCCAACTTTAAGCTACGATATTTTACATGATGAAGGGACTTTCTTTTATGCTTACGACGCTAACGAAGACCCAAGCACAAACACGGATTATAGAAGTAATTTTATAACAGTAGCTACAACATTAACAGCAGTAAGCGCAAGATGGACTAATTTAAGAACTGGAGCAACTCAAGTTCAATCAATAAGTAATAGTTCAGTAATTGATGTTCGTAAAGTTCATCAATCTTATTATGCAGATGGAAACAAATTAGAAATATACTATGTTTTGTCAGGTGTTGTTTTATATACTGGATATTTTGAGCCTTATCTAAATTGTAAGTATACGCCTATTGTATGCGACTTTGTAAACAAGTATGGAGGTTGGCAAAGAACTTGGTTTTTCGGTGCCTCAAATGACACGTTAAACATTGAAAAGACGGATTATAATTTAATGCAAGGAGCTTTTCCTGATTATGACACTTTAGTAGGTCAAAGAAAGTCATTTAACGTAAACGGCAAAAAGACGATTAAGGTAAATACCGATTGGGTAAATGAAGACTTTAAAGAAATAGTTAAGCAGTTAATGTTGAGCGAAAGGATATTATTAAACTCTTTGCCAGTAAAATTAAACACGCAAAGCACGGAGTTATTCAAAAGCATAAACACGAAAATGATTAACTACCAAATGGAGTTTGAATTTGCTTACAATGCAATTAACAATGTAATATGAATCGAGTAGTAGGAATATTTATAGAGGGTGTTCAATTAGAACTATTCAACGACGAACAAATAAACGTTACTTCAAGCGTTCAAAACATTTCGGATATATCAAAAGTATTCACTGACTTTTCGCAAAGCTTTACCGTTCCTGCTACTCCTCATAACAACGAGATATTTGAACACTTTTATCAATCGGATGTAAACCCAACAATAGACCCTAACATAAGGCGTTCAGCATTTATAGAAATAGACCTTACTTTTTTTAGACGTGGTAAGATACAACTTGAAAAGTCTAATCTAAAAAATGGGCAAGTAGAAAGTTACACTATAACTTTTTATGGCGATATACTTGCGTTAAAAGATAAGTTCGGAGAGGATAAATTAAAAGATTTAGATTTTAGTAGTTTAGAATTTGCTTTTGATGGAACTGAAATATACGATAGAATAACTGACACGGCAACAGATTACGATGTTCGCTATCCGTTAATCGCTAATACGCGGTTATGGGAATATCATCACGGGACGCAGGATATAACACAAAATACACACGCTATTCAATACGATGAGCTTTTTCCTGCAATTAAAGTAAGTAAGATATTTGAAGCTATTGAGGATAAATACGGAATAACGTTTCAGAGTTCTTTTTTTAATGACCAAAGATTTAGAAGGTTATTTTTATGGGGCAAAAACACGAATCAATATACTTGGGTAAGTGAACAATCAGATATTGTAATAGACCAAATTATAGCAACTGTTATTGCAGACCCTAATATTCCTGACCCTTCTTCACTTGAATATGTAAATATTTACCAAGATTACATAAATATAAAATACGCACCGATACCAACTCAAACTCATACAGTGTATTTTGAGGTTCTAAATTTATCGGCGGCAGGGACTTTTTATATTGATGTTTTTCAAGATGGTAATTATAATCAAACAATAACTGGAGATACTACTGGCAATTTCGGAAACGTATCTTTTCAAAACACCATTGGTTTAGATACTAAATTAACGTTTAAGTTAAGAGCAACAGCACCTATGAATGTTGATTTAAATATTATTTATCAAATAACAAGTAATCAAGGATTAAATAATATAGCACAAATAAGTACAATTCAAACAACATTAACAGGTAATGTGAATTTAAATAACGTTGTTCCTGATATGAAAGTTGAGGATTTCTTACGTGGTGTTTTATTAGATTTCAATATGACTTGCGTAGGCGTAGAAGAAAATGTTTATCAAGTTTTGCCTTTAGATATATGGTATAGTCAAGGAGCTATTGTAGATATAACCGAATATACGGATTTAGACTCAATAGATATTGAACGAGTTAAATTATTTAAAAGAATAAAGTTTAAATATCAAGAAAGCGAATCATTTGTAAATAAGAATTACTTTAAAACTTATAATCAGCAATACGGGAACTTAGAATATCAATTCGATTATGATGGAGGCGAGTATGTAATAGAAAGCCCATTTGAAAATTTATTATTTGCACGTTCAACAGATGGAACTAATTATGCGATATTAGGGTATGCGCTTAATGAAAATTATCAAGCTTACACTCCAAAGCCTTGTTTGTTTTATTTTTATGGAACCAGTCAATCTTTACCGCATGATATAAGATTCTACGATGGTACTACGCATCAAAATATTGACACTTACGCTTTATTCGGGCAAGATTTAAGTTACCAAAACACGAAATATAGTTTAAACTTTGGAGCTGACAATTCAATAATTCATTTAGAAACTATAAACAACGGATTATACGCTACTTATTATTTTCCTTACTTAAGTAATTTATTCGATTTAAAACAACGTTTAATTAACGTTAAGACGATTTTACCAATTAGCCTTTTAAGTAACCTTAGATTGAACGATAGGGTTATTATTCGAGATAAGAGATATATTATAAACGAAATGAAAAGTAACCTTACAACTGGTGAAGTAAATTTCAGTTTATATTTAGACTTCAGACCTTTAATTGCTCAAGACCCAATTAACCCTGACCCTAACGCTCAATGTTTAGATGTTAATATACCTTTTCCAAACGGTACTGCAAGTGCTACAATAACAAGTTCTTTCCCGGGTGTTACAATAACTCCAAGTACGATTTATCAAAATCAGATAGTGGAGGTTTGTATTCCCGCAAATACGAATACAACATCAAGAATATTAGCCGAAAATACAGACCCAATAATTACAGAAACTGGTTTATATTTAATTACTGAAGAAAGCTCCGTTCAAGTTATAACAATAGTAGCTACATATACTGATATTAATGGGAATATAAGCGCAACAAATACAATAATAGTACAACAATGATATTACAGATATTAGAACTTTTAAAAACAGATGATTTCTTTAATGTAAGTGAGATTGTCGATATAGCTAAAGGAAAACACGAATACAGTTCGAACCTAAAAAAGATTTATAAACAGCAGAAACGAAAGTACAATGGCAGAAATAAGAACCGTTGAATTAAACGTAAAGACGAACAACAAAGATGTTCAAAGTGAATTTGATAACTTACGCAAATCTATTCAAAAAACTACTCAAGAAGTAGAGGACTTAAGTAAGGAATTCGGAGACAATAGCGAAGAAGCAGACAAAGCACGCCAAGAATTAAGCAAATTAACACTTGCTTACGATTCATTAAGCAAAAGTGCAACAGATTTAAACGCTTCATTTGAGCAAGTCTATGGCGAACTTCAACCGCTTACTACAAGAATGGGTGAAGCAGAAGACCGTTTATATGAATTAGCTTTAGCTGGTAAACAAGGAACTAAGGAATATAACGATTTATTACAAGCTGTTTCGGGTTATCGAAAAGTTCAAATGCAAACCGACATGGTTGTGGACGCTTCTGCTACAACTATGAATCAAAAGTTATTAGGTGCTGTTGGGGGTGTTGCTTCAGGTTTTGAGGTTGCTGAAGGTGCTGCTGCATTATTTGGTGTTGAATCAAGTAAGCTCCAAGAAACAATGGTTAAGCTACAGTCTGTTATGGCTATTAGTCAAGGAATACAAGGGCTGAAAGAGGCAGGTAGTAGTTTTAAAGCGTTAGGCACTACGGCTATGACTGCCTTAAAAGGAATTAGAACAGGAATAGCTGCTACTGGTATTGGTCTTTTAGTTATTGCGTTAGGAAGTATTGTAGCATATTGGGATGATATTAAAGAAGCTGTTAGCGGTGTAAGTGATGAACAAGAAGCGTTAAACAAAAAGGCGGAAAAGAATGTAACTATTGAAAACGAAAAATTAACGGCGTTAGATTCTCAAGACAACATTTTAAAGTTACAAGGTTTAAGTGAAAAGCAAATTTTACAACTTAAAATTAAGCAAATAGATTTAGTTATAGCTGCTACAGAAGAACAAATAAAGCAAAATCAAATTACGGCTAAAGCTCAAGAAGAAGCAACAATTAGAAACTTTGAAATAGCTAAAAAGGTTATTGCAGCAATTACTAAGATTGCTTTAATTCCTGTAACGGCAATGATAGCACAAATTGACCTTTTAATTAAAGGTGCTAATTATGTGAGTGAAGCGTTAGGTGGTGGTAAATTAATTGATTTAGAACCATTAAAAGAAGCTAATAAGTTCTTTGACTCAATGGCGGAAAAGGGCGCTAAATTATTATTTGACCCTGAGCAAGTAAAGGAGGATGGTATTAAGTTACAAGAAGAAACACAAAAGCAATTAACGGATTTAAAAAATAAAAGAGCTGGTTATGTTTTAGCAGTTCAACAAATAGACAAAACAAATTCTCAAAAAACAATAGACGCTAATAAAGAAAAAAACGATTTAATAAAAAACGCAAACGCAGAAGCAGCACGTTTAGCAATTGAACAACAAAACGAACTTAATAAAAGATTAGAAGATATTGCTGAACAAAATTTTCAAAATAGTTTAACGGAACAAGAACGTGAAATTTTATTAGTTAATGACAAATATTTTGAACTTGAAACTTTAGCGGAAGGCAATAAAGACGCACTTGCAGAAATTGAATTGGCTAAAATGAATGAGCTAAACGATATTAATTTAAAATATCAAAACATAGCTTATGAAAATGACAAGGTAGCAAAAGAAAAAAAGGCTGCTTTAGATAAAGAAGCAACAGAAAAAGAAATTGCAGCAGCTAAGGCAGCAGCAGAACAAAAAGCAGCGTTACAACAACAAGGTTTAGACACGGCATTACAAGGCGTTCAATTAATAGCGAGTTTATTTGAAAAGCAAAAAGGAGTTCAAAAAGCAGCAGTAATTGCAGAAAGCGCAATAGGTATTGCAAAAATGATTATTTCAAATAAGTTAGCAAACGCTGGAGCTTTAGCAACTCCTCAAGCAATAGCAACAAGTGGAGCAGCAGCTGCGCCAGTTATAGCAATGAATAATATATCAACAGGTATCGGAATAGCTGCTAATATTGCGGCAACAGCAAAAGCTTTAAAAACGTTGGGTGGAGGAAGTCCTCCTCCAGTTCAAAACCCAAGTGGTGGAGGCGGAGGTGCTGGTGGTGGTGCTATGGCTCCTCAATTTAATACAATAGGAACAAGCGGAATAAACCAATTAGCGACGTTACAACAACAACCTACAAAAGCTTATGTAGTTAGTGGTGAGGTTACTTCAGCTCAAAGTTTAGATAGAAATAGGTTACAAAACGCAACATTATAAGTTAAAGAATTATGGCAAAGATGGAAATTATAGAACTGCTTATTGATGAGAATAAAATCGAAAGCGGTATCAATGCGGTTTCAGTTGTTGAAAGCCCAGCAATAGAAGAAAACTTTGTAGCCTTAAAAAAACACGAAGTAGAACTTAAAGAAGTTGACGGAGAGAAACGTATCTTAATGGGTGCTGCTTTAATTCCTAACAAACAGATTTATCGTAAAAACGGAGACAAAGAATTTTATATTTATTTTAGTGAAGAAACAGTACGCAAGGCATCGGAGTTATTTTTAATGAGAGCCAACCAAAACAACGCAACGTTAGAACATGAAAAGAAAATGTTAGACGGAATGTCAGTTGTTGAAAGCTGGATCATTGAAGATGAAAAAACGGACAAAAGCCGATTATATAACTTCAATTTACCAAAAGGAACTTGGATGATTTCAATGAAAGTCAATAACGACGAGATTTGGAATAAGGTAAAAGCAGGTGAAGTAAAAGGATTCTCGATTGAAGGTTATTTTGTAGATAAATACGAAATGAGTTTACAAGAAACTGAAGAAGATAGATTGTTAAAAGCTATTCGTGATTTGATACTAAAAGACGAACAATACAAATTAGAAACTTATAACGACTATCCAAAAGAAGCAAGTGAAAACGCTAAGATAGCTTTACGTTATGCTGAAGAAAATGGTTGGGGAGATTGTCTTGAAGCAACGGGAAAAGCACGAGCAAACCAATTAGCAAATGGCGAAAACATAAGTGAAGAAACAATTTCACGCATGGCTTCATTTGAAAGACATAGACAAAATTCACAAAAAGAGTTAGGAGATGGCTGCGGAAGATTGGCATGGCTTGCTTGGGGTGGTGATGCTGGTATTGAATGGGCGCAAAGAAAATTAGAACAAATCAGAAATGAAAAAGCAAACTAACGTAAATAACTTTCTTAGAAAAACACGAAAGAAAAGACCTAAGCAACATTGTAAAAGGTCATCTAAACTAAAAACGTCTAAGAACTACGTTAAATTAAATAGAGGTCAAGGATAAACTAAAAACAAACAAAATGGCAGAAAAAACATTAAGTAAAGTAAGCCCACGTGGTGGCAAAAGAGGTTGTCTATGTAAAGACGGAAAATACCGAAAAGAATGTTGTGACGGAAGTTTAGAGGCACAAGGAATAGGTAAAACTACAGGCACAGGAACAGACGTAGTAAATATAACCGATAACAACGGAGTAAGAACTATCGTTCGTCAAAACGGATAAAAAAGGAACAAGTATAAATTCAAAAGTTAATAAGTTATGAATACACTAAAAACAGTTTACGGAAAACTTTTTAAAGAGGAAACTAAGTTGGCTTCGCATGAAGTTGAATTGGCAAACATTAATGATTTAGTTCAAGAAATGAATAAAAGTGAAAAATTATTATCTGATTTTAATGCTTTATACGAACAAGTAGATAAAATTGCTCCAAGTATTATTAAAGTAGGTAATGATTTTATTGCTTCTAAAGATAGAAGTAATGAATTAGCAAGAACGTTTGATAAACAATTTGCTGATTTAGGTTTAAAATTTTCGGAATATAAAGAGGCTAAAAAATTAATGGATATTAATTTAAAATCAAGAGAAGTGCCTACAATGGTTGCAAGAATTAAAAATTTATAAAAAAAATAAAAATGAAAAATAGCCTAATAAACCAAATCAAAACTTTGCTCGGAATGGAAGTAAAACTTGAGCAAATGAAATTAATGGATGGAGTAACTATCTTAGAAGCTGATTCATTCGAAGCAGGTAACGAAGTGTTTATCGTAACAGAAGACGAACAAAAAATTCCTTTGCCAGTAGGTGAGTATGAGTTCGAAGATGGACGTATGTTAATCGTAGTAGAAGAAGGAATGATTGCTGAAGTTAAAGAAAAAGAAATGGAAGAGCCTGAAGTTGAAGTAGAAGTTGAAACCGAGAAAAAGGAAGAAATGGAAACTGAAAAGCCAACTGCTAAGAAAACTATTGAAAGCGTAGTTAAAGAAACTTTCTTTTCTGAAATAGAAAAACTAAAAGAAGAAAACGAAACTTTAAAAGCTGAATTAAGCAAATTAAAAGAGGTTAAAGAAGAAGTAACACTTTCATCTGACGAAGAAGTTAAACCAATTTCTTTCAATCCAGAAAACGAAAATAAAGTTGAGACTGTAAGAATCGCGTCTAAAAGAGAGCGTTCAATTATGGATTCAATCTTAGAAAAACTAAATAAGTAATATTAATTTTTAAATACATTTTACAAAAATGGCAACAACAACTTCAATTACAACTACTTACGCTGGTGAATTCGCAGGTAAGTACATTGCGGCGGCTTTATTGTCGTCTCCAACTTTAGAAAAAGGCGGAATTACTATTATGCCTAACGTTAAGTACAAGCAAGTTATCAAAAGAGTAGCTACTGACGGAATCGTTAAAAATGCAACTTGTGATTTTGACCCAACTTCAACTTTGACTTTAACAGAGAGAGTTCTTCAACCTGAGTCATTCCAAGTTAACTTACAATTATGTAAGTCTGACTTTCGTTCAGATTGGGATGCTATCCAAATGGGTTATTCAGCGTTTGACGTATTGCCTAAGTCTTTTGCTGATTTCTTAATTGCACACGCTGCTGAGAAAGTTGCTCAACAAATGGAATTAGTTATTTGGGATGGTAACAACGCTTCTGCTGGTGAGTTTTCAGGAATCATGAGACAATTAGACGTTGATGCTTCTTTACCTGCAGGTCAAAAAATCGCTGGTACTTCTGTAACTGCTTCTAACGTAGTTGCTGAGTTAGGTTCTATCATTGATGCCCTTCCTGCTGCATTGTACGGAAAAGAAGATTTGTATCTTTATGTTTCTTCTAACATTTATAGAGCTTACGTTCGTGCTTTGGGTGGTTTTGCTGCTGCTGGTGTAGGTGCTAACGGTTATGACAACAAAGGAACTAACCAAGTATTGAATGACATTTACTTTGATGGCGTTAAAGTATTCTTAGCTCCGGGTCTTGCTACTAACACTGCGTTACTTGCTCAAAAATCTAACTTGTTCTTTGCAACAGGATTGATGAACGATATGAACGAAGTTAAAGTATTAGATATGGCTGACCTTGACGGTTCACAAAACGTAAGAGTTATCATGCGTTTTACAGCTGATGCTAAATATGGTTTCGCTTCTGACGTTGTAACTTACGGAATCTAATCAAACAACAATTATAACGAGGGTGGTGAAATAAACGCCACCCTTTTTTGTTTAACATTAAAAAAATAATAAAATGAGCTGCGATATAGCAAACGGAAGATTAGAAGCTTGTAAAGATGCGATTTCAGGACTTCTAAACATTTACTTTATTAACTACGGAGATTTGAATACATTACAATCAAGTGTAACATTTGATGGTGATGACCAAATTACTGAATGGATTACTGCTACACAAATTTCACTTTACAAATACGAATTGAAAGGTGCAAATGGTTTTGAGCAAACTATCCAAACTTCAAGAGACAACGGAACTACTTTCTTTGAGCAAGTATTGACTATTCAATTAAAGAAGCAAGACGCTGTAACGCATAAGAACGTTAAATTGTTAGCTTACGGGCGACCAAGAATCGTTGTTGAAACAAGAGACCACCAATTCTTTTTAGCTGGTTATGACCAAGGGTGTGATGTTACTGCTGGAACTGTATCTACTGGAACTGCAATGGGTGACTTCAATGGGTATAACTTGACATTCACAGGAATGGAAAAAAGCCCTGCTTACTTCATTGACTGCGCTGATGAGGCTGGATTACAAGCTATCTTTACTGATGGTTCAGCAAATGCTATCATTGTAACTTCTTAATTCTCCAAGCATACCAACAAGTTAACCCTACCTACGTGGTGGGGTTTTCTGTTTTAGGTAACAATTTTAGACTTTAGTAGTTAATAAAGTATGATAGTTTTAACTACCACTTTAGACCCTCAAACATTTAGCTTTATTCCACGTACTGCTGATTTCGATATAGTAGAAATTACAGATGACCAAACGAACGAAACTATTTTAATTGAAGGTTGGACTTTTACGGAAGGAGATTATTATTCTACGTTAGAAGCAGAGTTCGAATTAGTTGAAAACCATTTCTACAATTTAGTAGTAAAAGACGGAACAAATATAGTTTATAGAGATAGGATATTCTGCACCGACCAACCGATAGTTACCTTTTCGGTTAATAACGGACAATATACTTCAAATACAACTGCAAATACTTTTATAGTTTATGAGTGATAACAATATACACGTAATTAATTTAAGTTCTTACCAAACGCCATTAATCCAAGAGTCTAAAAGAGATAATTGGGTTGAGTTCGGTGAGGACAATAATTACTTTCAATATTTAATTGACAGATACACGTATTCAACGACGAATAACGCCATTATAAACAATATAAGTAGATTAGTTTATGGACGTGGTTTAAGTGCGTTAGATGCAAGTAAAAAGCCAAATGAGTATGCTCAAATGATGGCTTTACTTCACCCTGATTGCGTTCGTAAATTAGTAGTGGATAGAAAGATGTTAGGGCAATGCGCTATTCAGATACATTACTCTAAAGACCATAAAAAAATACTTAAGGCTTATCATATGCCAGTTAATCTTTTACGTGCTGAAAAGTGCAATAAAGACGGAGAAGTAGAAGGTTATTACTATTCAGATAATTGGCAAGACATAAAAAAATACGCCCCTAAGAGAATACCTGCTTTTGGGTATTCAAACGAGCAAATAGAAATACTTTATATTAAGCCTTATACGGTAGGAATGAAGTATTACGCCTATCCTGATTATCAAGGTGCTGTTCCTTACGCTAAACTTGAGGAGGAAATAGCAGACTATTTGATTAATGAAGTTCAACACGGCTTTAGCGGTACAAAGGTTATTAACTTTAACAACGGTATTCCTACCGAAGAACAACAAAGTATCATTACAAGCAAAGTAAACGCACAATTAACGGGTTCTAAAGGACTAAGAACTATTGTCGCATTTAATGCAAGTGAAACAAGCAAAACAACTGTAGACGATATTCCATTAAACGATGCACCTGAACACTATTCGTATTTAAGTGAGGAGTGTTTACGTAAGATTATGTTAGGGCATAACGTAACAAGCCCACTTTTATTTGGTATTGCTTCAACAACTGGCTTTAGTTCAAATGCTGATGAACTTAAGAACTCAAGTATTTTGTTTGACAACATGGTTATTAAGCCTATGCAAGATGAATTACTTGAGGCTTTCGATAGAATATTAGCTTATAATGGAATTACTTTAAAGTTATTCTTTAAGACTTTACAGCCTTTGGAGTTTATGGACTTAGAGAACGCACAAACAGAGGAGCAAATAGCTGAAGAAACAGGAACTGAATTAAGCGCTGTAAACCCTTTAATAGAATTAGGTGAAGACGAAAGTTCTGAATGGTTGCTTATTGATGAGTTTGAAGTTGACTACGATACAGACGAAAAGGAAAACGAAATTCTAAGCGGCGAAGTAAAACAAAGTTTATTATCTAAGGTTGTTAACCTTGTTAGCACTGGTTCGGCTTTTCCTAACTCAAAAAGTGAGCAAGACGAAAATATAGAAGGTATTAAATTCATTACTCGTTATGTTTATGCAGGTGAAACTACCGAAAAGACGAGACCTTTTTGTAGTCAAATGATTAAAGCTAATAAAATCTATCGTAAAGAAGATATTTTAAGAATGGGTAACAACGTTGTAAATGCAGGTTGGGGGCCACGTGGTGCAGATACTTATTCAATTTGGTTATACAAAGGCGGTGGTAATTGTCACCATAGATGGAACAAGCGAGTTTATGCAAGTTTTGAAGGCGTAGGTATTGATGTTTATTCGCCAAAAGCGAGACAAGTAGCTTCAAGAAAAGCTGAAAAATTAGGTTATGTAATTAAGAATCCAAACTTGGTAAGTCAAAGACCTATTGATATGCCAAACAGAGGGTTTTTACCAAAAGATTAAAAGATGGCAGAAGCGTTATTAATTACGAGAGACGATGTTGTAAAGTTTACTGCTATGAATGGCAACGTAGACACGGATAACTTTATTCAATGGATTAAAGTCGCTCAAGATATTCACATTCAAACTTACTTAGGAACACGTCTTTTAGACAAAATAAAAGATGATATTGTAAACGAAACTTTAAGCGGTGATTATTTAACGCTTGTAACGACGTATATAAAGCCTATGCTGATACATTGGGCTATGGTTGAATATTTACCCTTTGCAGCGTATACAATCGCTAATAAAGGCGTATTTAAGCATAATTCAGAAAACTCTACAAACGTAGAAAAAGACGAAATAGACTTCTTAATAGAAAAAGAGCGTTCAATTGCTCAACATTATACAGAAAGATTTATAGATTACATGGCTTTTAATCAAGCTTCGTTTCCTGAATACAATTTAAATTCAAATGGGGATATGTACCCAGACACACAAAATAACTATTTTGGATGGTTCATTTAAAGAAGTATAAGCCTAAGGCTGAAAACATTAAAAAATTACAAATTTATTTAAACAAAATAAATGGCGGACGTAAAGATAAGTCAACTAACAGCGAAAGCGGCAAAAGTTGAAAGTACAGATAGAATTCCAATAGCAGATTATAACGGAACAACTTACGATACTAAGTATGTAACGGGTTCGGAAATTAATGAAGTTAGCTTAGATACTTCACCACAATTAGGTGGAAACTTAGATGTAAATGGATTTCAAATTACGAGTGCTTCAAATGGTAATGTTATTATAAATCCAAATGGAACTGGAATAGTAAAAATAGAAACTGATTTACATTTACAAAATACAAATAGTGCTGTAGCTAAATCTCTTTTATTTTATGAAGGTGTGCCTAATGGCTCAAGTTATGTTGCTTTAAAGGCAGCTGATTCTTTAACTGCCAACACTACCTATACTTTACCAACAGCAGATGGAACAAGTGGACAAGTTTTGTCCACAAATGGAACGGGAACATTAAGCTGGACAAATAACGATTCGGGTTTAACTGTTAATTCAACTGCAATAGCTTCGGGAACTGCTGGACGTGTATTCTTTCAGAATGCTTCAAATCAATTATCTCAAAGTGCAAATTTATTTTGGGATAATACAAATAATAGGTTAGGAATCAATACAGCTACTCCAACGGTTGCTTTGGATGTTGCTGGTGCTGGAAGAATTGTTACTAACTTAGGTGGAGGTGGAACGTCATTTAGTATTTTTTCTGTATCAACTGAACTTTTTAGAGTATCTGAAAATGGATTTGTTAGACAAAATAATTTATCTTCATTTGGTAATTCAAATGCCTTAAGTTTATACGGGGGTAGAGATGTAACAGATACAGTGTTTTTGTCTTGCTTAAATGTTTATAATACCGCAAATACTACTCGTAATCTTTTACGAATTTCAAATGGTATTACACACACTTCGGGAAGTACAACTGACACACGAATGTTAACCATTGATCCGACAATTAATGTTACGGGTGGGACAAGTACAATAAGAGGTTTATATTACAATCCAACATTAACATCGATAACTGGAGTTACTCATAGAGCAATTGAAACAACAACTGGAAGTGTTATATTTAATTCAACGAGTGGGAATGTAGCTATTGGAGGTACGTCTTTTGGTACGAGTTCAGATAAAGTATTAGCACAATATACGGGAACAGCTCCAGGCTCTTCACCCGCTGATGCTTACCAACAATATTCAGCAGACATTACAGCTGGTAATGCAGCACCACATTTTAGAACTGAAAACGGAAACGTTGTTAAGTTGTATCAAGAAACAACTGGAGTTGCTTCGGCTACATTAGTAAGTAATGCTGGAACTACATTGACATCAACAGATACATTTGATGGGTATACTTTACAACAAGTAGTAAAAGCATTAAGAAATTTAGGTATTTTAGCATAAAAAATATATTATGGCAATTTTAATTAAAGGAACAACAGAAAAACAAATTAAATTATCGGGAACTGATATAACAATTCCAGAAATTTATGGTCGTGTGGAGTTTGTAGGTCGCGCAAATGGCACTACTTTAGAAATAGGGATTATAACCTATGTAAGTGAGCAAACATTTGAAGAAAATAAAGTAGTATTTACAGACGTTGAATCACGTTCTTTAACGGCTAATTTAGAGCCTAACGAAACACAATCATTGGAAACAGCTCATAAGTACGCTAAGATAGCTTATGAAGGGCAAGGATATGAAGTTGTCATTGATTTAAATTGAACAAAACACGAACCATTAAGTTAAATAAGTATGGCAAATAGTAACGGATGGGGAGATGGTTCAGCAAACAACGCAATAGGTTGGGGACAAGGTGCTAACAACGCTATTGGTTGGGGTAAAAGCCATATTGATAGTTGGTCTGGAGCTACTGATATTGATGGTGGAAATTTGCCTTCTAATAGTGTTGCTCCTGCATTAAGTGGAACTGCTCAAGAAGGTCAGACATTAACTTGTTCTACAGGTACTTGGTCGGGTTCTCCTACCTATACTTATCAATGGAAGCGAAACGGAAGTAATATTGGTAGTGCTACAAACTCAACTTACACACTTGTAACTGCGGATGTAGGACAATCAATTAAATGTACGGTAACAGCTACTAATTTTATTGGTAGTGCTACTGCTGATTCAAACACGGTTACTCCTACAAGTTCAGTTGACCCTGATGCACAAGCATTCATAACAGCTGCTTCAATTACAGACCCTACTCAACAAAGTGCTATTAATCAATTAGTACTTGACTTAAAAGGGTATTCAATTTGGACTAAAATGAAAGCTATCTATCCAGTTTGTGGTGGTAGTGCTTCAAGCCATGCAGTCAATCTTAAAACGCCTGGCACATATAATTTAACTTTTGGAACGGGTTGGACTCATAACGCAAATGGAATGACATCTTTCAACACATTTGCACAAACTAATTTACAACCTTCTTCAGTTCTTGGATTGAATGATACACATTTAAGTTATTTTACAAGTGGTTTTATTGACTCAACCGCTGCTTGTATGATTGGTGCTTTTAATTCACCTAATAGACTGGCTATATATTCGCAAGGTTTATACGGGGTTAATAGTGCAACTTGGTCAAGTTATACTTATTCAGGTGGTGGTGTTAAATTTAGAGTTATTAGTAGATTATCTTCAACAGTTCATAAATTTGCAAATAATGCAACAATTCAAACCGCTACATTAAACTCAAGTGCAAGACCAACGTCAAACATAGAATTAGGAAGGTTAGGAGGTTTTGGAAGTGATTATTTTAATGGAATATGTAAATTCGCATCTATTGGGGATGGATTAACAGATACAGATATAGCAAATTTTAATACAGCTGTAACAACTTACCAAACAGCATTAAGTAGATATAATTAAAATGGAAGGTAGAATAGTAACAAATGAACAAGCACAAGATTTACAAGGTGTATTCTTTGATGCTGATACATTCTTTAATTTTGTTCAGGATATTAATGATGTATATTTTTTATTCTTAAGTGAATCAGATGAGGCAGATATTAAGCCAACTGAATATGCATATTTATTAGATATTCCATTAAGTCCATTTGAGCCTAAGCCTTCACCATTTCCACCAATAGAAAATTAATTTAAATGATACCTGTTACACAAATCTTAGATATTATTAAAAAGCAAGGCGCTACTGGAGTACTTGCGTTATGGTTATGGTATACACATTCAGATGTACAAGATTTAAAAGCGCGTCTTTATGATTGTTATGGAAAAGATAAAACTTCTTCAGCAACTAAAGAAATTAAAGATACATCAGTTGTCGCTATAATACCAAAAGACGAATTAAACGAAGAATGAGTTACGACTGGTTAAAAAAAGAAACAGCTCCAAGAGTATTAATTCAAGCCATTAAACAAATAGGCGTTAGGGAATTTGTTGGTGGAACTCACAATCCAATTATCATGAATTGGGCAAAAGAGGTCGGACTTGAAAAGATTTATAAGTCAGATGAAATTCCGTGGTGCGGTTTGTTTATAGCTTATTGTTGTAAGATGGCAGCATTAGACGTAGTTTCTAAGCCATTATGGGCGTTGTCATGGTCAAATTGGGGAACTAAAGTAACCGAACCAATGTTGGGTGATGTTCTTACATTCAAAAGAAATGGCGGTGGACACGTAGGAATTTATGTAGGTGAGGATAATACTCACTATCATGTTTTAGGTGGTAATCAAAACAATTCAGTAAGCGTTTCACGCATCGCTAAGAATAGATTAAATCAAGCACGTAGAACAGCATGGAAAGTGGCTCAACCTGCAAACGTTCGTAAAGTTTATTTAGAGCCAAAAGGAGTAATAACAACAAATGAAGCATAATGGCAAAGAAAAATTTAAAAGTAGAAGTAGACACCGAAAACATAGACGTTAAGGTTGAACGCAAAGACGGAGAGTTAAAAGTAGATTACGATTCTAAAAACATAGATGTAACTGTTGACAAGACCGCTGATAAAGTAGAGGTGAAAGTCGACTCTCAAGGCGGTCTTTTTAAAATTGTTGGTAATATCGTTAAAAAGATTTTGTTACGACGATTAAAGTAGTATATTTGCGAGAACTTTTTTCATAATCATAGTTTAATTGTTAACGAGAACCCTTACTTCGGTAGGGGTTTTTTATTTTCCCAAAAAAATATTTGTTAAAAATGTAACCTTATATTAAAAAGTATAGTATATTTGCTCAAAACAATTAAATATTTAAGTTATGAAAAAACACATTTACGACTTGTTAGACCAAGTTACACCTGCAAACGATGAGCATAAAGACGTTTTAAGGTCGTTTTTAGCCTTTCCTGTGATAGTTTTTGCTATCATTGGTGCATTGTATTCACTTTTAATTTTTATGCGATGAGAACGAAGAAAAACACGAAGCCAACATTTCTTGAAATAATCAACTATTGGCACGATCAAAAGAAAAAGAACTTAGGTAGATTTAATATGGAGCATTATTTAAGGGTTTGTCAGGCTAAGGCATATAATGTTAGATTTGATGAAAACAATAATATGATAAGAATATGAAGGCTAAAGAAGTTACAGCAGTATTTGAATGGACAAATGAATCCGTCTTATTGCAGCAAATAGAACGTTTAAAGGAATTGATTTTACAAGGTAAGGAATATCACGAGGATGTTTACGATAAAATGAATCTTCAGTTTATGCAGAAATACGAAAGAATGCGTAGCTTTAAAGTAATTAATCATAACGAAATAATTATAAAATCAAACGTATGAACCAAGACCCTAAAAAGTTCGCTGTTGAATTAGTAGATAAATTCTATGTAGGACTGCATATTAAAGACTATAAGACGGCACGTAACTGCGCTATCTTTACTTGTCATCAACGTATTCAGGAAACCCTTACATTAACACGAATTAAGTTTTTAAAAGAAGTTATAACCGAAATTGAAAAGTTATGAAAGTTCTTGTATTATATAATGGTAAGCAAAAGATTGACTATCGTAAAATAAAGCGATGGAGGGTTCGAATAAACATATCAAATAATTTTTACAAAAATTTCGAATTAGATTAAAATATTTTTTATATTTGCGATTGGGAAGGCAGTCCCGAAGAGACATTATTGAAGTCCCTATTGGTTAGTAACGCTGCCTCGTGAACACTGATAGGGCTTTTTTTTTAAGGCAGTAAAAAATGACAAACAAAAAAGAATTTATTAAGGTTAACATCGAAGACCTTATTTATGCCAAAGAATTTTTTGATAATGTATCGGATTATTCGTTATGGCTTTATGCAGTTACCGAGTATTATCAGGGTAATGAAATTACAATTAAGAAGAAAATTGTAAAAAAATATTTTGATAATTACAAAAAGACGATGAACATCGTAATTCAAGCTAAAGAATTTGGTAAACAAGGTGCGTTGAAACGTATTGAAAAACAACAAGTTAACATTGATACCCTTGAAGACCCCCTACAAGATTCCCTTGAAGATACCCTTAGAGTAAATAATAAAGATAAAAGTAAAGATAAATATATATATAGGAGGTTTAAACATTTATCTATTTCAGTTGAAGAATTTAATAAGTTATGCATTGATTATACTAAACAGCAAATTGATGATATTTTAGACCAAATTGAAAATTATTCTCAAAATAAAAAATTTAGTTCTTTATATTTGACAGCTAAAAATTGGTTAAAACGTAATGAAAAACAAAATGAAATTACAATAATTGACCCATTAGTAGAATACGTTAACAAACAATTAGGATTATGAAAGGCGATGCGGTTCAATACTTGCTTGATTATAAACACGGCAAAATAAAAAAGGGTTACGGAATAGATTGTTTCTTAGATGAACACCTTAGGTTTAAACGTAAACAGCTAAATATTATTTTAGGACATGATAACGTAGGTAAAACTTACTGGATTAATTGGTATTTTTTAACGTTGGCAGTAAAACACGAATTAAGATTTTGTATTTGGAGTGGCGAAAACCAAAAAGGACAAATCTTACGTGATATGATTCAAATGTATTTAGGACAAAAGTTTTCAGAAATTGACGATAAAAAGATATTAAGCACCGCTACATTTTTGGAGCAGTATTTTGATTTTATACCAAACGATAAACTTTATACACCTGCGGATATTTTAAAGCTGTTTAAAGAAAGCGAATGCGATGCCGGGTTAATTGACCCTTTTACAGGTCTTGACCGACCTATGACATTTGAAGGAAACTATCAATTTTTAAATCAGGCAAGGCAATTTGTTAATGAATCTGGAATGTCAATTTACATAAACACGCACCCAAATAGCGAAAGTGGTAGGAGCGGTAACTTATATCCTGAAAATCATCAATGGAAAGGACATCTTAAACCACCATTAAAAGACCATATCGAGGGCGGTAAGGCTTTTTTAAATAGGTGCGACGATATGTTTGTAATTCATAGGCTAATAAAACACGAAACAATGAAATATTATACTATGGTTAACGTAGAAAAGATTAAAGACATGGATACTGGCGGAATGCATACAAGATTAGATGAACCAGTACTATGTGAATTTAATAACGGATTAGGGTTCAAGATTAATTCAGTTGACCCATTACGAAAATACGAACCAATAAAACCTAAACAACTTCCTTTAATCGAACCTGACATAGTTAATGGAAAAGAATTAATTTCGTTTAGTGAAAAACTTAAACAATCCCCTTTTTAATTATGAAAACAGTTAACAGTTTAAGTGGTGGTAAAACATCGAGTTATATAGCTGCAAATTATCCTGCTGATTATAACATATTTTCACTTGTAAGAACAAATGATACAAATTGTTTATTCCCTGATGCGAAAATTAGACAAATCGTAAGCGATAAAATCGGAACTGAATTTATAGGAACTTTAGAAGAAGATACTATAATTTATACGATGTTAGATTTAGAGCAGTTTATAGGTCAAGAAATAGTATGGATAAGCGAAAACACGTTTGAAGAAGTTATAGCAAGTTATAAAATGGCAAATGGTAAAAATTATTTACCTAATCAAATGACACGTTACTGCACTATGGACATGAAAGTTAAACCAATTGCACAATGGTGCTACGAAAATACGGAACTACCAATAGAAATGCGAATAGGTTTTAGAGCAAATGAAATGAGCAGAGCAAAAACAATGAGTGAACGTGCTATTGATGGGATAGAAAGTTTTAAATTTAAGGTTGGAATAAAAAACGGACGCAATAAATGGAAAGAATTACCATACCGAAAGACTACTTTCCCTTTAATTAATGACGCTATATTTAAAGACACAATAGAAAACTACTGGAAAGATAAACCTGTTAGATTTGCATATCAAAATAACTGCGTAGGTTGTTTTCACCGAAGCGAATTAATGCTTAAACATATGAGTAACAAAGCCGAAAAGCAGTTTAATTGGTTTATTGAAATGGAAAAGAAAAACGGATGCACGTTTAAAAGTGGAATTACATATGAAAAAATTAAAAGCTATAGAACGCAATTAGAATTATTTGACGATGATTTTAATGAATGCGATTCAGGATATTGTGGAATGTAAATTATAACAAGCAAAAACACGAATAAATGGATGAATTGAATATTATAAGTGCCAAAGTAGGAATACAAACTACTTTCTTAAAAGTTAAAATAAGTTTAGAAGAGATAAAGACGAACCACCCTAATCGAAAAGACATAATAGATTCAATGGAACGAACCTTAGCAGACCTTCAAGAAAT